TAAAATACAAAGAAAAGGTAGTAATTATCTATTAGTAAATTTTGGCGATTTCAGAAAAAGAGTTTGGTTAGATTCAGTAAATGAATATTATGAAATAGGAACTGATGAATATACAAAATATTTAAAGAAAAATACACCAGGCGAAAAAACAGAAGATAGAAAGAAAATGACCGTTAAGCAAAAAATTGCAAAATCGGGTTATTATAAAGGTTTAGCAAAATCTACAAATAAAAAGAGACATGCACAATTTGCTAAACAATCTAAAATGGACGATGATAATCCAGCAGCTTATAAACCAGCTCCTGGCGATAAAGAAGCTAAAACAAAGCCGTCCAAACATACAAAAAAATATAAGCAAATGTATGGAGAAACATTTACATTTGAAGATTATATGGTAGAGACTAAAGGGCAAGCCAAAGCAGCTATTAAGAAAAAGGCTGAAAAATCTGGAATGCCATATAGTATTTTAAAGAAAGTTTTTGACAGAGGAGTAGCCGCATGGAGAACTGGACATAGACCAGGCACTACACCTGTACAATGGGGATTAGCAAGAGTAAATTCTTTTGTTACTAAATCAAGTGGAACATGGGGTAAAGCTGACAGCGACCTCGCTAAACAAGTAAGGGGATAATAAATGAAATTTAAAGAACTGAGAGAAAAGTACAGAAGTAAATATCCATCAGCTTTAGTATCTGCTGCAGTTAAAATTGCACTAGATATGGGTGGTAATATGACTGGTGCTTATAAAAAAATCGAAAAAATGAAGAGAGGATTAGGCGACGATCCAATCGTAAAAGACGCTTTAAGAATGGCTAATGAAGCTAGCGAAACAGCTACAATTCAAGTAGACGAAAAACTTAGAGCTGGTAAAGGTAAAGGAAAAGCTGATATTGATTATATCGGCGATAGCGACTTAACTAAAAAAATCGAAAAGAAGTTTAAGGTAAAAATTAAAAATACTGGTAATACAACAGCTGATATAATCGGTAATAAACAAAATATTGTAAACTTTTTAATGAAACATTATTACTATGATGCAGATGAAGTTGAAGAATTATATCCTGATCTTTTAGAAAAAGTTATTTCAGAATTAAATTTTTCATACGCTTTCTTTGATAAAGCTGATGTACAAAAGTTTTTATCAAAAGCTAAAAGGTTAAAGGGATTAGAAGTAGTTGGTAGCGATAAACAACCAGGTGGACACTTTGTTGTAAGAGTTAAATCTGATGATAAAAAGATTATTGCTAAATCTAATTCACTAGCATTGCAAGCGATGTCATAATGAAAAAAGGTTCTACTTTTAAAGAAGCAATTAAAGAAGTAGCTACTCCGATAGAGGAGAGAAGATTTACTAATATTCATAACAGAATTAAAAATATTAGAGGTTTGAAAAGAAAAGAATCAGATTTTATTGCAAGTATAGATCCAGATATATTAGGTGATGTAATTAAAGCACTAAAACCAATGTTTGAAGAAATAGATGAAAGATCAGCTATAGTTATGGATATACCTAATGTAGTAAAAGCTATGTTAAAAGATGTTCAGGCAAAATTAGAAAAAGATTTAAGAAATGGTAAAACTGAATTAGCAAACAATATTGGAAGATTTGTAGGATTAAAAATAACTACAAAAGGCCAAAAGAAAAATAAAGCTTTTATGTACGATTTAGAAAAAGGATTTAAAAGAAAACGATGAAAACATTTAAAGAATTAAGAGAAGCTAGAACTATGAAAATGAAAGATATAGTTCGTAAACATAAAAGAGAATTGCAAAAGGCACAAAGAACTGGTAATTTAGAATTATCAAATAAAGCTGAAGAGGATTTAGTTAACTGGGCTATGGATAATGGCGAAATTAGAGGTGATGATCCAGATGAATTTATTGAATGGCTAGATAATAATCTAGATGATATAGTAAGAGGTAAGATAAGATGAGACCATACATAGGATTTAAAACATTTTACGCGATGGCAACTGAAGATGATTTGCCTAATGAAGGTAAAAATAAAGGTGAATCCTGGAAAGATGGATTTAAACGTAGAGTAGTAAAAACAACAAAGCCTGAGCATAAAGAAAAAGGTTATAACTGGAGAATTAAAGGTAAAGATAGAGACGAAATATCTATAAAACTTTACAAGAAAAAACCAGATTATAAAGAGTTTACTAAGCAAATGAAGAGAGTTGCAGGGCATGAGTTCGGTGGATAGTTTTTTAGAACATACACAGGATAAATTTGGATTATTTGAAGGATCATATGTTCCATTAGAATCTCCAATGATTGAAGGACCAGAATTAAATAGTCCAAAAAGAAATCCTGAAGATGGAAAAAAATATATTGTTTATGTAAAGAATCCAAAGACTGGTAACATTAAAAAGATTACCTTTGGAGACAAAAAAGGAGGATTATCCTCTAAGATAAATGACAGAGAAGCAGCTAGAAATTTTGCATCTCGACATAATTGCGATACAAAAACAGATAAATTATCTCCAGGATACTGGGCATGTAGATTACCTAAGTATGCAAAGGAGTTAGGATTAAAGGGCGGTGGAAATTACTTTTGGTAAACCATACTGGGAAGAAGGCGATATAAGAACCTTCGATCCAAGAAGAGAAGACGAAGAATTCGTATGGCATCGTGATTTAGAAGACCGCGAAGTAGAAATTTTAGAGGGTGAAGGTTGGCAATTTCAATTACATAGTTGCTTACCTTGGCTACTAAAAAAAGGAATGGTATTCGATATTAAAAAAGGTGAATATCATAGATTAATAAAAGGCGTAACGCCATTAAAATGTAGGATATACAGATATGAGTACAGCAGCAGAACAAAGAGCTGAACAAGCATTACGATTAGATCGTATTGAAACTAAAATAGACAGTATGTCTGAGGCGATTATTGCCTTAGCAAGGGCAGAGGAAAAGATTGTAACTCTTACCGAATTTGGTAAACAACAGGGAGAACAAATCTTAACTCTTATAAATAGAGTTGATAGGCTAGAAGAATTAGTGAGAGCTAATGCTTCAACCGTAAATGTAATTAATAAAATATTCTGGGTAGTCATCGCGGCAGCAGCCACGGGCATCACAGGAATGCTTTTTATAAAATAGAGGAAACTAAAAAATGGCAAAATATTTAGATAAAGAAACTCAAAGCATTGCTGCTACAGTTAGCGATGTACTTGAGGGTAAAGCTCCTAAAAAAGAGGAGAAGAAAAACAAGAAAAAAGCTGTAAAAGAAGTAGAACAACCAAAAGCACCTGATGGTAAAAATGGACCACAAACTGGTGAGGTTGATTTTAAGAAAAAACATAAAGTCAAAAAAGTTGGTGTAAAAACTGATTTAGATGGAACTGTTTATAATAAAGAAGAAAAGAAAGCTGATGATAAAGAAGTCGAAGAACTAACTGATAAGCAAAAGAAATATCAAGAGTTTTTCCAAAAAGCTTTAAAAAGATTTAAAGTTGATTCACCAGCAGAATTAGACAAAGAAGGCAGAAAAAAATTCTTTGATTATGTAGATAAGAATTATGATGCCGGAGATAACGAGTCAGACTAATGAAAAACTTTTTCGAATTTAGAAAAGTAATAGAAAGCTCACATGACTATTTTTATTTAAGAAATTTAGATAAAGCTAGAGCATCTGCAGCTGAAAAAGCAGCTAAAAAACTTGGTGTAAAATACAAGAAAAAACCATCGACTTTTTATGGTGAACCGATTAAAGGTAAAGTAGATTTACAACTTTTTGGTAATAAAAAATTAATACTAAAAGTTTTAGATAAAACACCTAGGCACCCAGATGTGGTAGATTTATTAAAACAATTTGAATCACTTGAAGAAGCTAAATTAGAAGTTACTGCATGGACTGGTAGAAAACCACCCGCAGGTATTAAGATTGTAAAATCACGATCCTCATCACTTGGCGGTAAGGATGTAACATTTTCTGGTCCTGAAAATAAACTAATTGCATACGCACATAAGAGTTTAGGCGTAGATAAAAAAGTTAGAAAATTAGCAGACGTACAAAAAGAAGTAAAATAATTCAGCTGAAGTTATATATATAATATATGATGAAAGTTTTTGACAAGTTGAATAGAAAGAATTTTAAGCTTTATGCAGCTCAGCATTATAATAATCCAGAATGCTTAGATGTAAATGAGTTTAAAGAGGATTTAAGTCGATTTAAATACGTAAAAAGACTATTAAGTCGATACGAAGCTCATAGTGATTTACAAGAAAGATTAATTTTAAATCACTTAATTGTAATTTACAATTGTTTTGGTATAGAAGCTTCGAATAGAATGCTGTGGTATAAAATTAAAGAATCGCACTGGCATTATATAAAACCTTTTTTAGTATTTTTACATTATTTACCAGAAAATGAAAAGGTAGATGTACCGATGGATCCATATATTGTGGAAGTATTAAGGAAACTATAATGGCAGTTATATCAAGAGCAGGAGATTTTTTTTATGCCTTAAGATTTTTAAGGCTATTAACAACTCCGTTTGAAAAAACAAAAGCTTTTAAGTTTGGTATTATTGATAAAAATGGTAAGGTTTTAAGAAAATCTAAAACTTTAAAAGATAACGACGAAAAAGCTGCTTATACAGTATTTCATAGATTAGTTTTTAATATAAAAAGACTATTAGCTAAAGCTCCAGGCGGAAGTTCAAAACTAGCTTCATATGCCGCGGCTTTATTTTTAATTAAAGAACAAACAGGCCTATCCGAAAAACAATTAAAAAAAGTAATGGCCAAAGTTTTAACAGAAGCTGATTTAGAAGAAATTGAAGAATCAGCATGGTTCCAGGTAGATAATAGATTAAATCCTGGTACTTATATTTTAACGGAAGATATATGCTCTCCGATTACTGGTGATCTTATAGCTTTATCAAATTCTAGAATTAGAATCGATGAAGAAATAGAACCATACGATAGATTATTCGAACAGAATATCTATAAAGTAAAGCATCAGTTAACAAATCAAGAGATATATATAACTAATAGAGAGATAAAAAGATGAAATCATTTAAAGACATTTGGGAAGTTGCAGCTAATTCAGTAGCTGGTGGCGGTGTTTCTCTACCTGCAGATGCAGTATATGATAAGAAAAAGAAGAAAAAAGTTGAAAGACGATATGATGGCCGAACTAAAGAAGGTCGTAAATTCGTTGAAAGAATATTAGCGAAAAGGCAGGCTAGATTAGAAAAAAGAAAAATGGAACAAGCCAAAAAGAACGCTCAAAGTGTAACAACAAAAGGTTAACATGTTAAACAAAATATTGATTGGTGTAATCGTCGTAATGTTTTTAGGAGGAAGCTTCCTCTATAATAAAAATCAAGAGTTAATCAAACTCAATGCAGCTTACGAAGTCAGAGACGCTGAGCAGAAAAAAACTATAGAGACAATGCAAAGCAATTTTGCAAAAACCACAGCTGAGCTCAACGGATTACAGACAAGAAATCAACAGTACGAAGAAGAAATGGCCGAATATTTAGATATATTCAGAAGGCATAACCTGGCAAAATTAGCTAGTGCTAAACCAGGAATGATTGAAACAAGAGTAAATAATAAAACAAAGGAAGTATTTGATGGTATTGAAGAAGATAGTAAGCGTATTAGCGATCTTAACAATAACGACTAGTTGTAGTATATTACAACCTAGAGAAGTTGAGATAATAAGTAAGCCAGTTGAACTAGATATAGTACAACCTACTTTACCAAGACCATTAAATTTAAAAGAACCCAGATGGTATGTCGTATCTGATGCTGTAATTATAGAAGCATGCTTAAAAAATCCAGAAACTAAAAAGAGTGACTGTAAATTAGGAAGAGAAGACAAATATCCTGAAGGGTACACATATCTCGATAAATTTATCGATGATATAAAAAAACAACATGGCGGTGATATCGTATTCGTGGCTATGACGGTTGAGGATTATGAGCTTATGTCTTATAATACTCAAGAATTGAAACGTTATATCAATCAACTCGGTGAGGTGATAGTATATTATAGAAATGTGACAGTAAATGATGAAGAAGCAGGGGCGATTGGAATTAAAGTGGAGGATTAACTATGAGCTTTTGGGGCAAAGTAGCGGATTTCTTCGGTTGGGAAAGAGTAAGAGCAAGAGATGCTAAAGGCAGATACATTGCAGACGACCCTTCAACTGCTAAGAATGAAGCATATACGAGAGTATACAAAGAAAAAAATAAACCTACTAAAAGAAAAAGTAGAAAAAGCAAGAGGAAGTAAAATGAAAGCAAGAGACCTAACAGTATGGGAAAGATCTCTCATAGCTGCTAAGCTATCTGCTATTGCTTATATGAATGAGAAACCAGCAGTGACGGCGGCTAAAAAGTTAGGGTTCACTTCTGTCAAACTTATAAGTAAAGACGGGGCAGAAGTCTTAGTTGCTAAAGATCGTACCGATTTATGGTTTGCGTATAGAGGTACCGAACCATCAAAATTAAACGATGTAATGGCTGACTTAAATTTAGTTAAGCAAGCAGCGGTTGCAGGCGGTAAAGTACATGGCGGATTCCAAAAGGAAGTAAATGACTTATGGATGGATGTATTAGCTGAAATAGAAAGTAATGCACAACTAAAAAATCCTAAAGATGTCTGGATGACAGGACATTCATTAGGTGCAGCAATGGCTACTATATCAGCATCTAGGCATTCACCTAAAGAATTACATACCTTTGGTTCACCAAGAGTCGGAGGACCTAAATTTATAAGGCATATCAAATGTCCGCATTATAGATTTATGAATAATAACGATATTGTTTGTAGAATACCTCCAGCTTGGTTAGGCTTTAGACACCATGGCGAAATGATTTATTTTAATAGATTCATGGATAAAGCACCTAAACCAACATGGGCTGATATGTTCTATGGTATAATAAATTCGTGGAAAAGATGGAAATTCTTTGATGCAATTGTAGATCATGGAATGCCTAACTATGTAAAAGCAATACAAAAACTCAAGAAGAAGGAAGGATAATGCATTGGTTACTAATATTAACTCTAAAATCTATTCTTTCTTCGGTTATTGGGTCTTCTTTTTATAAGTGGTTCCAAGGCACTACTTTAGGTATATGGTTCCAAAAACAAGTTGATAGATTTATGGAATATTTCGCTGAGAAATATGAACTAGAACTAATTAAAAAAGATGCTAAATTTAGAAAACAATATCCTTTAGCTGCAGAGCGTTTGGATAAGTTAGAAAAAAATAGTCATCCTTGTAAAGAACTTCATGAGTTTGATGCTTATCCAAAACTGATAAGTAGAATAGAAGAACTAGAAAAAAACATCAAAAAGTAGTGTACATTATACCAGTTTTATGGTATAATAGCATATAATTAAATAAAATGAATGGAACTAATATAATGTCGATTAAGGTTACTAAGCGTGATGGCACGCTTCAAGAATTTGATTTAGATAAAGTACATAAAGTATTAGAATGGGCTGTTGAAGACATTGCTGGGGTCAGCATGTCTGAAATAGAACTTAAGGCAAATATACAACTCTATGATAAGATACCAGCTTATGATATTCATGAACTTCTTATTAAGAGTGCCTCAGAGCTTATATCAGAGCATACCCCCAATTACCAATTTGTTGCAGCAAGGCTTATATCTTATAAGTTAAGAAAAGAAGTCTACGGCGATTATAAAACATGGAGCCTTCAAAAATTAATAGAAAAAAATGTTGAGCGTGGTGTATATGATGAAGCAATTTTAAGAAAATATTCTAAATCAGAAATAAAAGAACTTGGCGATTATATTAAGCATGATAGAGATGATACATTTACTTATGCTGGTATGGAGCAGTTTCGTGGCAAATATTTAGTTCAAGATAGAAGAACAAAGACTCATTTTGAGACACCGCAAATACTATACATGATGGTTGCTGCAACTTTGTTTAGTAATTATGATAAAGAAAAGAGGTTAAAATATGTTAAAGAATATTATGATGCGATTAGCCAATTTTATATATCATTACCTACGCCTATCATGGCTGGAGTTCGAACTCCTACCCGGCAATTTTCGTCTTGCGTTCTTATTGAGTCTGGTGATTCTTTGGATAGTATCAACGCAACTTCTACGAGTATTGTTAAGTATATAAGTAAAAAAGCAGGTATTGGTATAGGTGCCGGAGCTATTAGAGCAAACGGTGCAAAAGTTGGTGATGGTTCAGTAGTTCATACTGGTTTAATACCATTTTTAAAATATTTCCAATCGGCTGTTAAGTCGTGTTCACAAGGCGGAGTACGAGGAGGTGCAGCCACAGTATATCTACCAGTTTGGCATTATGAATTTGAAGATTTAGTAGTACTAAAAAATAATAAAGGTACTGAAGAAACAAGAGTTCGTCACATGGATTACGCTTTTCAATTAAATAAGTTAATGTACGAAAGATTAATTGAAGGTGGTAATATTACATTTTTTGATCCAAACGATGTACCAGGATTATACGAAGCTTTCTTTGCAGATCAAGACAAATTTAAAGAATTATACGAAAAATATGAAAGAGCATATTCTATTCGTAAAAAATCTTTACCAGCAATCGAAGTATTTCAAATGCTTTTAACTGAAAGAAAAGACACTGGTAGAATTTATATTATGAATGTTGATCATGCAAATGATCATGGTGCATTTGATGTAGAAAAAGCTCCGATTAGAATGAGTAATCTATGCTGTGAAATTGATTTACCAACTAAACCATTAAATAGTTATGATGATGAAAATGGTGAAATATCACTTTGTACATTATCAGCTATTAACTGGGGTTTAATTAGTGAACCAAGCCAGTTTGAAAAGTATTGCGATTTGGCAGTTAGAGCTTTAGATGAATTATTAGATTATCAAAGATATCCAATAAAAGCTGCAGAAAATGGTACTATAAACCGTAGGCCATTAGGAATAGGAATTATTAATTTAGCTTATTTCTTAGCGAAAAGAGATCTTAAATATGATGCATCAGCATTTAAGATAGTAGATGAATATGCTGAAGCGTGGTCATATTATTTAATAAAAGCCTCAGCTAATTTAGCTCAAGAAAAAGGTAAAATTCCTTTAAATAATGAAACAAAGTATGCCCGCGGAGATGTGCCAAATGATACATATAAAAGAGCAATAGATAATCTAATAGGGCACACTGAACGATTACCATGGGACGAGCTGAGAACTCAACTCAAGGCCACGGGAATACGAAATTCAACCCTAATGGCATTAATGCCGGCTGAAACATCTGCTCAAATTAGTAATAGTACAAATGGAATTGAACCTCCTAGAGCTTTAGTTTCATATAAACAATCTAAAGACGGAGTTTTAGCTCAAGTCGTACCGGGCTATCATCATCTCAAAAATAAATATGATTTATTGTGGGATCAAGAGTCACCTGACGGCTACTTAAAAATATGTGCAATATTGCAAAAATATATTGACCAAGGTATATCGGTCAACACATCTTATAATCCAGAACAATTTGAGGATAATAAGATTCCAATGTCGATTATGATACAGGACTTAGTCACTGCATACAGGTATGGAATAAAACAATTATACTATTTTAATACCTACGACGGTGCTGGTGAAATGAAAGACGATGAACATCACACTTATGATAGTGGTACTATAAACCCCGCAATGAATCCAGTCGATGAAGATTGTGATTCATGCAAAATTTAACAAGGAAAAACAATGGCGATACTTAAAAAATCTAAAAAATCTCATTTGCTTAAAAATATGTTTTTAGATGAAGGTGTTGATATTCAAAGGTTTGATTTAGTTAAATACCCACAGTTAGAAAAAATAACTGAGAAACAACTAGGATTTTTTTGGAGACCCGAAGAGGTAGATATTTCAAAAGATAAAAAAGACTTTGATAATCTCACAGAACACGAACAACACATTTTTACATCAAATTTAAAAAGACAAATATTACTTGATAGTGTACAAGGAAGAGCACCTAATATGGCTTTTTTACCTATTGCATCTTTACCAGAGTTAGAAAACTGGGTAGAGACATGGTCGTTTTTTGAAACTATTCATAGTAGAAGTTATACACATATTATAAGAAACATATACCCAGATCCAAGTTTTGTATTTGATAATATGTTAGATATAAAAGAAATATTAGAATGTGGCAATGATATAGCTTTATATTACGATAAACTAATTGAATGTAATAATAATTCTAAAGTAGATATAATGGAACATAAGAAAGCGTTATGGATGTGCATGCTTTCAGCGAATGCCTTGGAAGGTATTAGATTTTATGTATCCTTCGCCTGCAGCTGGGCATTTGCTGAACTTAAAAAAATGGAAGGTAATGCAAAAATTATTAAATTTATTGCCCGTGATGAAAATACACATTTAGCTGGAACTACAACA